GCTTGTCGTAGATGTGCAGCACGCCGTCAGCCGGGACTCGGTGGCTCTCAGAGGTGAAGCGGCTGAAAGAGGTGTTGTCGCCGGGATGATCGCCAAACATCCAATAGGCCACGCGCCGACCGATGGGGTCGAATTCAACGCCCTGTATTACCCGGTTGCCGCCGTTCTTGCCGGTCCTGTTGTGGTCCAGGTAGTCGGGCTCGAGCACCTGGATTTGCATCGGTATTTGGAGCCCGTCGCCGCTTTGGCGCGGCCGCCTCCGGATCAGGCACTCGCCGGACTCAAATATGGTGCGCACCACCAGCTGCTCGAGGCCGTATAGGTCCTGCTGGCCATAGGCGTCGCACTCGTCCACCCAAATTTTCCATGCCTCGGCCAGACGCGCATTCTTCGGCTGCGCCGTGATGCCGGTACCCACGCACTGCGCCACGAGCTCGTCCATCGCAGCAGAGGCGTATGGGTTGTTGCGCACCAGGTCGCGGCTGCGGTCCCGCAAGGCAACAAGGCTCGGGCCGATCTCGGCATCCGCACTGGTCCCCGCGGTATGCCACCCGCCCGTGCGTCTATCGCGGCGCGCGCCATCATAGGAAAGCAGCACATTGGCCGCTGCCCGGTTACGGATGCGGCGCACTCCCCAAGTGGGGGCCACCCACGCGATTGCCCTGTCAAGCCAATTGCTCACGGCCTATCCCTTGTGCATGACGGCGAGGGTGGTTCTCGCTGCGCCGCCGGTGGTTACGCCTGACACCTCCTCGCGCATCGTGCGCAGGAGCGTCAACATGTCCGAGAGAGAGTGGTACTGGATCTCCTTGCCGTCAGAAAACCGCACGCGCAGAGCTCCGCTCTTTATCGCGGCCTCTAGCGCTGCGATATCTGCCACTGTCCAGGTTGTTGCCATTATGGTCTCTTGCGGAAATAGAACACTGCCATGTCGAGGGTCGACGGGATGACAGATACCAGCTCCCAGCCATCAGCGCCGAACCGGTTTATATCGGCGTCATTTGGCAGCATGACGGTCATGTACTGGTACTGACTTGGGTTCAGGTCCGGCTTCGGTTCTTCCGCAATCACGAAGCCGTCGTCGACATTCCTGGGGCGCCGCCCACGTTTCACCTTCTCAGCCATCCTCTTTCCCTGCCTCCCAGCCATCGAGATTCGCGCCGCACCTGCCTCGGTGGCGGTGGCGGCTCTACTTCCTGAGCTTCCGGCTTCAGCATCTCGAGTTGCTGCTCGAATGCGCGGAAGTGCTTTTCCTGCATCCTATCGAGACCCAGATCCCATGCTGCGGCACGCGCATAGACCCGGCAATCAAGCGCCTCGTTTCGAGGGCGCAGCTGCTGCCACTCCGTTTTGGTCCGGCCTGTCTTGCGATTGCGCCGTGCCACCAGCTGCTCGGCGCATAGCTGCTTGAAATGCTCGTCGCCGTAATTTCCCCCTGAGGGGAAGTGACAATAGCCGGGCGGATAATCAAATCCCTGCTCCAGCTCCTCCTCGGTCGGCGGCCGCTTCCTCAGGTCGGCGTAGAACTCTGCCTTGAAGAATGCGACATTGACCATGCGGATCCGGAGGCCGCCCCTGATTTTCTTTCCGCCACTGGTAACGTCCACCGGCGACGGCTGCCCAACCGGAAGCAAGCCCCTATCAGTGCCCTTGATCGCAACCACCTGGGTGGCCGGCTGCGTTCTTACCCACTCATAGACATCGTTCGTCGTGGTGCCGTCGCCCGAGTCTATGAACATCCGCGAGATCGGAAGTTCCGCGCCGCTCTCATGCGTGAACGTAGACGCCCGGTACGCTTCGAGCGCCGCCCTTACCTCAGGATCACTGATGCGCCCCGGTATGATCTGGTAATCGACCGACCACGATTCCCGGTTGCGCCCCCACGCAACCGTCTCCACCTCGACGCGATCACGCTGGACATCGACGCCGGCCGTCAAAAACAGTCCACCAGCGGGGACGGTGCCGGGGCTGTAAGGCTCACGGCGCGCCGATAGCACCTCCCATTCCGGCGCCTCTCCTTTCTCGAGCCAGTTCTCTGCGAGGCTGGTATTGACGAACGTCTGAAGATCTGACGGGTTGTCTTTCTTCGTCAGAAAGTCGTGGACGATTTCGGCCAAAGTTTTCCACGGGCTATAGAGTTCCGAAATCCAGAAACCAGCAACGCCGTTGAAGTCGCCGCCGCGCCACTCGCCACGCTCTACAGCGGCCTTGCGCCCCGCCTCTGTCCATGGCGTATCGCAGGCGATACAGTGATACCGCGCCGATGCCGCCCGTTCCTCCACCGTGCCGAACTCGGCGAAGCGGACTTGCTTATAGAACGCCCCCATGAGCGATTGCATATGCCCGCACTTGGGGCAGGGGACGTAATACTCGCGCTTGTCCGACTGCGAATAGGCGCGGTCGATCTCGCTTCCCTCGAACGTCGGGGAGCAAGTGAGGATCTCTTTCGCGCGATGGCGGAATGTCGCCAGACGCTTACGGGCAAGTGATATCGGGTTGCCCTCTTGCGTTGAGACGTACTTGTCTACCTCATCGCAAAAGAGGAACCGGATCGCGCGCCGTGCCAGATTCGGGGCGGACCCTGCCGACGTGATCGCCAGCATCCCGCCCCTGAACATCTTCTGGTTAATCGTGTTGTCGGCGATGCGCGACTTGCTTTCCGCGAATATCTCACGGAGG